TTCCCGATGAGCATCAGCTACACCGCTCACGGGCACGCAAAGATCACCCTTTCAGATGGTGGAGAGAGAAAGACTCGTTCGGTTGCGCTCCTCGTAGCGCAGGCGTTCGTCGACCCGCCGCACCCCGTGTGCGATCATGTGATGGTGCTCAATGGAGATCACCACGACCTACGGGCTGAGAATCTGGTCTGGCGGCCACGCCACTTCGTGTGGCACTACGCCAGGCAGTTCAAGGCCGACATTCCGATTCACTGCGAGACCCTCCCGGTCGAGGAAGTACAGACCGGACGCAGATGGGCCAGCATCGTCGAGGCAGCCATCGATTGCGGGCTTCTCATGGACGACATCTGGCGTTCGACCTGGAACGAGGATCTCGTCTTCCCTCTAATGACGCAATTCCGTGTTGTCGACTAGAGGGTATATGCCCACATCGCATACAACCACTGTAGTAGGAGAGAGTGTGCATTACGCATGCTCTCTAGTTCTTCAGTGGAGGAATCTGCGAAATGGCTACCAAGGCTGAGACGAAATACCAAGCGGCCTTGGTTAAGAGGCTGTACGCAAGATTCCCCGGTTGTTTCATCATCGAGAACAACCCGCTAGAGGTCCAGGGCATCCCGGATCTCATTCTGCTGTGGGGAAAGCATTGGGCGATGCTCGAGGTGAAGACCTCAGCAGCCGCAGATGTCCAACCCAACCAGGCGTACTACGTGACGCTCTTCGACGACATGTCGTTTGGCGCTTTCGTGTACCCGGAGAACGAACAGGACGTACTACATGCGTTGGAACTCGCATTCGGAGCTTAGGGGCAGACACGCCTTCCTCAGCCCGAGCAATTACCACTGGGTGAACTACACACCGCAGAAACTGGAGGCCCGCTTCCAGTCCTATCGTGGTGCAGCCCGTGGCACAGCACTCCACGATCTTGCGAAGAACTGCATTGATCTTGGAGTACGACTCGATGAGTCAGAGAAAGCCCTGGCTTGGTACGTTGCCGACGCAATCGATTTGGGTTTGTCGGCCGAGCAATACCTCTACTACTCGGAAAACTGTTTTGGGCAAAGCGATGCCATTGGCGTTGCTGGAGACATCCTCCACGTCCACGACTTGAAGACCGGCGTAGGGCCAGTGGCCAAGTTCACCCAACTCGAGGTTTACGCAGCGCTGTATTGCCTCGAGTACATCGTGGATCCGTTTGCTCTCGGCTTCGAACTTCGCATCTACCAAGGTGAGGAAATTCGAGGCCATCAGCCGCACTCGGACACGATTCTTTCGATCATGGACAAGATCAGGGAACAGGACTCCCTGACCGAGGCACTGAAGGAGGGCTGAGATGCCAGTATTCGACGAAGAAGAGTACCTGGCCCATTATGGCACCCCACGCAAGTCAGGCCGCTACCCTTGGGGTAGTGGTGGGCCAGACCTCGGATCAAACCACCGCAACCTCGACCTTCTTGGGACCATCGAGATTGCGAAGCAGGGTGGGCTCTCGGACAAGGAGATCTACGAGGGCCTTGGGATGAAGTCGTCCGAGTTCCGGGCGCAGAAGACGATCGAAATCGCCGCTCGCAAAGCGGATCGAGTTCGTCGGGCCGATTACCTGGTCAACACGAAGCAGATGTCAAAGTCTGCTGCGGCCAGGGAGATGGGGATTCCGGAGTCAACGCTGAGGACGCTTCTGGCACCAGGAGCAGCTGAGCGTGCAGGGATTCTCATGACCACAGCAAACGAGCTCCAGGGTGAGGTCGAAAGCAAGAAGTGGATTGACGTTGGTACCGGAGTGGAGAACCACCTTGGGATCAGCAAAGAGAAGCTGACTGCTGCTGTGAACATCCTTCGCCGGAAGGGCTACGAGCTCCACACCTACAAGGTTCCGCAAGTTGGGAACAATGAGCAGACCACCTTCAAGGTTCTCGGTCTTCCGGGCACCACACAGAAGGAAGCCTGGATGGCGAACGCCGACCTCCAACAGATCGATCGGTTCTCGATCGATGGTGGGCGTAGCTACACCAAACCGCACCCATGGGTGTCGATCAACCCCAATCGACTTGGGGTTCGGTACGCAGAAGATGGTGGAACCAACGCAGATGGTGTCGTCTACGTCCGCCCTGGGAAGAAGGACCTGAGTCTGGGCAAGTCCCACTACGCACAGGTTCGAATCCAGATCGGTGAAGACCACTACATCAAGGGTATGGCCGTCTACAAGGATGACCTACCCAAGGGTGTGGATCTTCTCTTCAACACGAACAAGACCCGTGTTGATGCACCGAACAAGCTCGATGCGCTGAAGCCGATCAAGCGAAACCCTGATGGCACGGTCGATCGTGACCTCCCGTTCGGGTCAGTGGTGCGGCAGATCGTGTTGGACCACAAGGGTCCGAACGAACGTGTCGAGTCTGCGATGAACATCGTGAACGAAGAAGGTTCGTGGAAGGATTGGTCAAAGACCCTCTCCACGCAGCTGTTGTCCAAGCAGAGCCCAGTGCTCATCAGGCAGCAGCTCGATGCCACACAGAAGAAGCGTCAGAAAGACTTCGACGAGATCATGGAGCTCACGAACCCCTCGGTTCGGAAGAAGCTGCTTGAGGACTTCGCTCGGGAAACCGATTCAGCGGCGGTCCACCTCGAAGCGGTCGGCCTGACCAAGAACAGCCAGTGGCATGTGATCCTTCCAGTCGAATCCATGAAGCCGACCGAGGTCTTCGCTCCCAACTACCCAGATGGCGAACGAGTGGCCCTGATCAGGTACCCACATGGTGGGCGCTTTGAGATCCCCGATCTCATCGTGAACAACTCACATCCGGCCGCCATCAAGGCGATTGGTAAGGGTGCGCCTGATGCGATCGGCATCCACCCCAAGGTGGCAGAGCGCCTGTCTGGTGCGGACTTCGATGGTGACACCGTCATCGTCATCCCGAACAACTCGGGTAAGATCAAGTCCGCCTCTGCATTACCAGGTCTGGTCGGGTTCGAACCACGAATCGAGTACAAGGCGTACCCGGGAATGGTTCGGATGCGGGATCTCAAGGATCCTGGTGGTACGGAACAGCAGCAGATGGGTAGTGTGTCCAACCTGATCACCGACATGACCATCCGTGGTGCACCACCCGAGCACATCGCTCGAGCAGTGCGACATTCGATGGTGGTGATCGATGCGAGGAAGCACGACCTCGACTACAAGAAGTCGGCCATCAACAACGGGATCGCTGAGCTCAAGCGTGAGTATCAGCATGATCCTGAAAAACCCAAGAGCACAGGTGCCTCTACCCTGATCTCTAGGGCTGGTGCTGAAGTTCGTGTACCGAAGCGCAAGGTTCGGCTGCACGCAGATGGTGGGCCCATCAACGAGAAGGGTGAGCTCCAGCTCGTACCCACTGGTCAGACCCGAAAGGGTAAGAACGGTGAACGTGTACCTGTGATGGAGAAGGTCAAGAAGTTGGCCCTCACCAACGATGCGCACTCGCTCTCCAGTGGTACAACACAGGAGCGCCTCTATGCGGATCACTCGAACCAGCTGAAGGACATGGCCAACAAGGCACGCATCGAGTACTACAACTCGGACACCATCAAGTGGAACCCCTCTGCAAAGCGGGCCTTCTCCACTGAAGTGGATAGCTTGAAGGTCAAGTTGCATGAGGCCCAACTCAACTCCCCCCGTGAACGACAGGCCCAGATCATTGCCAACGCCATGATCAAGGCCAAGCGTCAGGCGAATCCGAATCTCGGTAAGGAAGAGATCAAAAAGATCGAGCGGAAGAGTCTGGCAGAAGCACGAGATCGGACAGGTGCAGGTAAGCAGCTGATCGAGATCACGGAGAAGGAGTGGCATGCCATCCAGTCAGGGGCGATCAGTCCTAGCCAACTGGATGACATCCTTCGGCACGCCGACATGGACATCGTGAAGAAGTTGGCAACACCGAAGGCTGTGAAGCTCATGAGCACAACCAAGCAGTCGAAGGCGAAAGCCATGTTGGCTGCTGGTGCTACACGTGCTGAGGTTGCTGCTGCACTCGGTGTCTCTACCTCTACCCTTGATCGGTCCTTCGAGGCCGATGGTGGTACGGAAGGAGGTGGATGATGGGTGCAGTGGAAGACCAAGAGCGAGCCTTCGAAGAGAGGGACGATGACACCATCGAGGTCATGCTCACAACATCGGACAATCCTTGGGATCCGTTCGAGAGCTTCGAAGAGTGGTACGTGGAAGACATGAGGTTGAAGCACAACACCTGCGGCCTTCTGGCCAGGGTGTGTGTCACCTCAGACGAGCTGTCGATCGCCAACCAGAGCTACGCTCTACGGGATGCGATCGATGAAATCGTTCGTGAAAACGCTTCAGGTGTTCACATCAAGGTTGTGCGTAAGAAACACAGCTGAATGCGGTAGGACGGTGTAGGGGGGAGGGGTCTCGCAAAACAGACCCCCCCTCTGCAT